AATCAAAACAGCTGGTGGATCCATAGGATGGCCTTGTACATCACCGATATCTTCAAACAAAGGTTCATCTAACAACTCTAGAAATTCTGATTCCAAAGAAACTGTTTCTTCCACTTTAGGAAGAGAACTTTTCTTATTGGTAAGAACTTCTTTAAGCGTTTTCAACAGAATTATCCTGCGTTTGTTCTGGTTGTGCAATTAAACTATGAGCAATTTCTTGCTTTTTAGCTTCAATATGTGCAGATACTCGGTCATGAATTGCAGAATACAAAGCATCCCGCATTTCTGTGCCATCGCCATTTGCAGCATAATCGATAATTTTTCTTGTGTCCATTTTTTAGTTCCTCAAAATATTTATAATATTTGTTTCAATTTAGTGAATACTCCAACCGAAGCTTCTTTTGTAACTTTTGCGGCCGCCTTAGCTTCTTGTTCGGCTTGGTCAGCTGCTTGTTGTTGCAAATCTATTTGATGCTGTTGGTCATCGGGATGTTGTGGTTGTTGTGGTACTTGTGCCATCATCTGTTGTTGTGCCACATCGTTCATTACACCAACTGGTAATCCAAGGCCTTCTTTTTTCTCTGAATCAATTTCTGCTTGCATTTCTTTGATTTCATCATCAGATAAACGCAATACATTTTGTTGAATCCATTTTTGTGAGAAATAACGACCTGTATAAGCATCAACTGAACCCAACAACTGTAATCTGTTGGTCATTAATTCAGCTTCTTTAAGTTCACTAAAGTTATTATCTTTAATAAAGTCGTAATGGATATTTTGTTTAAAATCTTCCCATTCTTCAGCGGTACAGATGCCTTTTAATACACATTGGACACGGAGAGTTTGGTTAAAAATTTCAGAAAACTTATTACGCAATCTATCAACAAACTTAGAAAACTTTAATTCGTCACGGGTAACTTCTGATGCACGACCCATTGAGAAACCTTGGTTCGGTTCTAAACGAGAAATTGGCACACACAAAGAGCCGTAGAGTTTCTTTTGGAAGTATTTAACATCTTCCAATTCACCTAAGTTTTGGCCACCAGGTAATGTTGTAATTTCCGTGCCTTTTCCACCTTCACGGCGAGGCAACCAGAAATCTTCCATCATTGACATAAACTTACGGTCATCACGAACTTCACCTGTGTTGGCATCATATACAAGTTTGTTCTTGTATTTTACCATAATGTCACGAAGGTATTGTTCAGCCTTTAGTTTAGGTAAATTACCCACATCAATGTAAAAAATACGGCGCTCAGGGGCACGGCTAATACGATAGATAACAGTAGCATCTTCAATCATCCTTAACTGGTTAAGTGGTTTGATTGCTTTGTGTAGATACGATAAGACTACTGCTCGGCGACTGTCCATGAGACCAGAAACCACGGAGATGATGGAATCAGTTGTGATGCGTACACCTACTGGTCCGTAGTTGGACGAGTTACCTGTGGTCACCTTGTCATTAAAGATGTAATATTCATTTACCACATCAATAACATCGGCACCGGTACGTTCATCTTTCTTTTTCTTAATCTCACGGACTTTACGAAGTTTGCGTGGATCAATATAACGAAGTTCTTTAATACCGCCAATTGGATTTGTTTTATCGATGATAACATTGTAGTATAGTCTACCATCAACATAATATCTGCGAAAGATATCTTGTGCCATATTCTTGTAGTTAAACAATTTAAGGACAGTTTGAAACTCATCCTTAATGGCCTTCTTAATTTTGTCTGGTTGTTCTAAGTCATCCAGAATAATTTCTATACTTCTACCATCATCATCTTGTACAATGGCTTCATTCATAATATCATCGATTGCCGATTCAATTTCTGGCTGCATGGCCATTTCTCGGTAACGAGATATTAATTCTACTTCATTTTTTGCGGTGCCGTCTAGGTCAACATATGTACCATAGTAAGCAGCAGAGGAAATGGTTAATGCGCCATCGTCATTTGCTGGTGGCGTGAATGATGGTTGCACGGTTTGTTCTTCTTCAGACTTATTCCGTGATACCGTAAAACCAAAGAGAGAGAATTTATTAGCTGTTGCCATATTATTTAATATTCCAAGTCAAGTAAGCATGATTGGGGAACCGAAGTTCCCCATATAAGTCATTATGAAGTTGTATCTGATTCCCAATACTGGAAAGCAAATGTTGCGTTGTATTCTTCAATTGCATCATTAGAACCCCAATCTAAATCGATTGGTGCGATGTCAAGTGGGAATAAACCAACAAACTTGTAAGTTTTCAAAGGTTGGCCGGCCTTGCCAAATTGAGTAACAGTTGCATCCACACTATAATTCGATGGACTAACTGCACCGGAGTTTCTTACGTTACCCGCATGACTGTTGATTGCGTTCATCCATGATTCTAGAGCATTGCGAATAGCAAAGTCCTCGTCATTGATAATTTGCAAACTCCAGTCCGTGAAGGTTCTGTTACCTACAAACTTCAGCTCACGGCCAAAGTAATAGATAGGTACCATGCCTACTGTCGAACCAGGTAATTGTGCCGATTTAGCCATGAAAGTTGTTTTCTGACTAGCTGCGGAACCATTAGTTGCAATCGCTGGGAATGTAAGAGAGACCTGAAATAGATTGGGACGGGCACCGTCACCAACCATATTCGCTCTAAATTCTGCTACATTGAATGCCATTTTTATCTCCTATATCGTTAGTTATTTATTAAGCTGCACCAACGACTGTTGTAAAATCAACACCAGTTCCAACCGCAACAAAGTTTAATTGGATGAAATTGATTGAACGAGCAGGTTTGATATAGATATCACCAACAAACTGGTTGGAATCAATAACTTGTGAAGTGTTATTTGTTGTATCGCAAACCACTTTAAAGTCGGTAATACCACGGCGACCTTGTACATCACGCAAGAATGGAGTTACTAATGCCACAAACTGAGCACGGGTAAACTCATCATTGAATTCAAACAAGGAGAACTGAGCTGCTTTAGCAATTGATTTTTCAAGAACAATAAACAGTCTACGAACATTGATACGGTCAAACGCAGATGGTTTGTTCAACAATGTCTTATCACCAAACAATACGATACCTTGACCTGGGAAGGATACAACTGGATTTACACCAGCAGCATACAACGCATCACGGTAAGTTTTGTTAGGATTCCATGCCAACTTGATAGCATTTTTGATTGCACCACGGTTGAAACCAGCTGGTGAATACCAAGGGTCACGAACTGTATCTGTGTTTACACAAAGACCAGCAACATCACCATTAAGTGGAACCCAACGATATACATTGTTGTATTTGTCAAACATATACTTCCAACCAGAATCAGCCACAACAAAAGAAGATGTGCGAGCTAATGATGCTAACCATGTTGTGATATTACCAGATTCTTCTCCAGAACTATTAACAACGGAAGCTTGTGGAGGAGAAATAAAGGCTACGCAATCTTTACGAACATTAACAACATTATCAATTGCATATTGTTGAATTGCAACATTGGCATCACCGGTAAGTACCAATGAAATGTCAATAGTTTCTTTATTTACAAACAAATCCAATGCAGTTTCTAAATCACCTTGAGCAGGAGATACACTTGTACCTGTTGTAAGTGTTGTTGCAACATTACCAGATAACTGTGTAAAGGTTACACCTGCAGCGGGTTGACCCCATGTTAAATGAGTAGCAGAATAACTTACTGGATCTACAGCATAAACATATTTGGATTGATTAAAAATTACTTGTTTATAGTAATTTGTAGAACCACTTACTGAAGCATCGGATGCTTTTGAAACAAATGGATAAGTTTCTACAACGGTACCTGCGGTACCTGTAAATAATCCACCTGCATCAACAACTGCAATATGTAATTCATCGTGTACGCCACCAACAGCTGAAGCAAAATCAGAAGTGGAAGGTGCTGAAGTGAAGTAATTTTTATAAGACCAAGATGCAAAGTCTGTAGAGTTATCACAAACAGAAACCACTAATGAATTTCCTAAAGCACCTGGATATCTAGCCACAAAAGCACCATAGGCATTTGCGTGGTCAGTATCCAAATATTCATATTGGAATTGGTCTGAGTTGAGAATCTGAACATTAGCACTTGAAGTTGCATTGTTGGAATGAGCACCAACAGCACGAACAAGACTTAGATTATTACCATATGCCAAGAAACTGGCCGCAGTAAAGAAAGATATTGCTGAATCATTGTCAGGGGTACCAAAGGTTTTAGATAGTGTAATTTCGCTATCTACTAATACTACTTTATTGGCTGGACCCCATTGGAATGTTCCAGCAAAAGCACCGGCCGTAGTAAGAACCGAAGGAACGACTGTAGTTAAGTCAATCTCGGAAACATTTACGCCTGGAGAGAGTTGAAACGCCATTTTATTCTCCTTGAATTATTATGTGTTCTTGGCAGTTAGAATACCATACTGATATTTATGAATCATCGGATTTACAAGTTTTCAAACCATTTTCTGGAATACGCACCATAAGTGTCACCACCGTTTGCATTTTCCCATACATCGCCGTCCATTACTTCAAAAGGTGTTTCTAAACCATCTTCAATAATAGGTGCCGGTAAGACTTCTTCATCAAACTGATTCATATTTTCCAACTGAATCTGTTTTCTTAAATCATGGTTAACAATTTCTCTAAAGTATTTTTGTGTAGCTGCCCACGCAAAAATTACCAAAGTCATAGCCATGTCATCGTTTGCACCTTCAGCAGCTGCAAATGAAGTTTTGTGTTGTTCAAATGTGGTTAACTCTGAATAAGTATCAAAGTCATTGATTAAGAGTTTATCACCTTCAATCAAGGTTTTTAAATTTGAACATCCAACTTGTTTAACCTGAGGGGACATTTTAAGTCCCATCTGTACACCACGAGCAAAACCTGCCGATAATTGCTGTGGTTTTTTGTTGCCCGTAAATACTTTCAATAAATTCTCATATTCTAAATCTGAATGTATATAATCTGCTACT